GCGCCGATCCTGACCGGCCACCGCTGACAATCAAGCTCGACAAGTTACTTCCGAAGGCCGCCCGCGAGCTAGTGATTGACCTGGAACCTCTCGGTGGGGGTTGGGAGATGGGGACGGCGAAAGCTTACAAGAAGGGTAGTTTGGATGTGCCCCTCTTAGACGCCAACCGCTTGGGTGTTTATGCTGCCGAGGTTATCGAGGGAACTTATCCCAACCTCTCAATGGTTATTCCAGACCACGCGGCGGAATATCAGGGCGTGGATTGCGTGTCCTATACCTCCCAATTTATGTCCCTCGTCTGTAAAGTTTTTGAGAATGAGAAGGGTTTTAGTTTCCATTACAAGGACGGCAGCTTAGGGCCTACGGTGGTAACCTCTGTTGTCGAGGGGTTTGATTCGGACACTTCGGAGTTAATGATAATTATGCCCGTGATGGAACGAAACGGGTTCACAGATTAACGAAGCAACACCATTTCAGGACAGTGTAAAGGTTCGCTATAAGGCTTTTACACTGCCCAAGGGAGAAAAGAACAATGGCAAAATTACGGAAAAAGGCGCTCATTCTTCATCTTTGCGCCAACAATGACCCTAACGGCAACCCCCAGAGGGTGTTTGTCGCCATAGACACTCGAAGCGGCGAAATCCTGGAAACAATGGACGAAGGTTACAGGGGAAGCGTGGCGTGGCGTGAGAGATACCCCAACGGCGTTGAAGGGCCGAGATTTTACACGTCAAAGTCAGAATATCATAGCTTGGTTAAATTCCCGAATGGCGGGTATTGAATTGACCCCCCACCCCATGCCGTCAATCCCGAGGCGGCATGGGGTGGGGGCCAAACTAAAGAGGCGAAAGGAGAGCATTATGGGTAGAGAAGCGGAAATTGCTCGCTATGGTTACGAATTAGGGCGTTTCGACGCGCCAAGGATGTACACGGTAGTTATGCTCCTGCCCCCCGAGTAATGGGACGATGGGGCGAGGATGAGAGACTACATACGATTCACATGTATCTCAGCAAGGTGTCCAGAAGCCGCTGGACGTCTGGCGCGGGAAGAGGTAGCAATGGCCGACCTCAAGGATTCCGGCGCAACGGAGGGCGACGTGGCGGATCTAACTGACGTTATTGAGACCCTAGTGACCTTTGAGGGCGAACACCTTCCTATTGTTCTGCGCTAAGTCTTGCATACGTACAGGAGGCCAAACTAAAGGAAAGGGTGATTTGATTACGAAAACGGTAGAGGCGACTTGGGAAGCTCATCTTGATTGCAAATGCCCCGAGTGTTATGGTTCTATAGACTTGCTTGCTGAGACAGTGAGTTTTGACGCTTGGGAGCATGGCGAACCGGCGGTGTTTGAGGTTAATACACCGAGGACTATTGAAGTAGGGGCTGTGTGTCCTTATTGTGGGTGTAAGTTCAAATTCAACTGTATTATTTAAGTCGGATTAGCATTAAATGAAAGGCGGATTAAGGTAATGCGAATAATAATGAAATCAGCAGGAAAGGAGTAATCCAATGATTAATCCAGACAGGGTGGTTGTAGTCGTCCGTGGTGGCATTGTCGAGGACGTAGACGGGCCGGAGGGTCTGTTCATTGACATTCAGGACTATGACATTGAGGGCGTCCCTGACGGCGCTCTCGACCTCAAGGTTGACCGCAACGGCGATACCTACTTCGAGACAACTTACGTTAATACTGATCCAGAGGAGGGAACGCGCCATGAATACTGAATGGGAAGGAAATAAGGCCCAAAAAGATGATTGGAATCTATCGTTAGTTTGCCTTTATGCCGACGACTTCGGGCCAAAGCGTGAGATGTGGCATTGGAGGGCACTACGTCACGACCCCTACATCATAGTTGAGGGGAATGCTAAATCCAGCTCCTCGGCGAAGCGGGCGGCGACTGATATGGTTGCTCACATGCAGCGCTTGGAAAGGCCGAAGCGCCCTTTTAGAGTGAGGTGGATCCCTTTTGTTGGGATGCGGGGTAGTCGCGCCGACTGTGGTGATTGGGTATTGCGCGTAAGTCCTATATATGAGGATAGGTGGTTTTGGAAATTGAATACTTGGAAAACAAATAAAGATGGTTTCTGCGTTAAAGGTTTTGCTGCTACCGAACGTAGTGCCAAGCGAGCGGCCACCACTGAACTCTATGCTCGATTGAAAAGATAAGATAATGCTGTTAAACCCTAACACTTTCGCTATAGCCTGTAATCTCGGCCTTCCGGTTGTCGAAGTTGAGGCATGGTTGGAAGTTACAGGTTACAGCCCCGAGGAGGTGTTAAAGTCCTTGGGGCGTCTCGATGCCAACTCCTTGAGGGTCGAGATTCTGGGCATAAGGCGAAGGAGGCCTACAGAGTATGACAGCACTAGAAAAGGATGACACCCTGAAAGAAGGCTTGAGAGTGTTACTCAATTCCGACTTTCCGGTGCCCCTCTTAGAGCGGAAGCTTGAGGCGCTGTCCAAGACCGACGGTGAAGATTGGGCGATACTGTGGGATATATCCCAAAGTAAGGGGCGAGATAGGTGGGTATGGCTCACTGAGTTCGCCGAAAGCGATTAGCATGCCAAGCCAAAAAATACCCTTTTATTGCAGTATTGGCGTTTTTCCTTGTTTGACGGGAAATTGGCATGATTACTGTGTAAGCATAGTCTTTATTGAGGACATGAAGATGAGTTCAAATAGAGCAAGGCCATCGAAACCACCTGACACGTCTCTACTTGAGAGAGCTCTCGTGGAGGTTAATCCCACGATGATGAGCTCCTTCGACTTCAGTCGTATCCGTAGAGGCTTGAGGCTTACTCAACGGAGACTGGCCGAGATACTCCACGTTACTTACACCAGCGTCCAGGGTTGGGAACACGACCGAATGCCGATTAGGCCAATAACCAGTATGGCGCTGCTGTTTTTAGTCAAAACGACTCTTGAAAGGGTAGAGGATGAGCAATCAATTGCTGACGCCGAAAGAACTTAATATACCAGGATTTGAGCATTTTAGGCTTCAACAGTTAGAGGCTATTGAGAGTATTGAGCAGGCGGCGAAACGCTTCACGGGTCTGTGTATGCCCACCGGCGCCGGAAAGTCGCTCGCTTACGTGGCCGCTGCTGTCAAGCTAGGCTACCGTACAGCCATCCTGACGTCCACAAAGGCCCTTCAAGACCAAATAGTCAAGGACTTTGGTTCAATAGGCCTGATGGACGTCAGAGGGCGCACAAACTATGTTTGTAACCTCGACCACTCCCTGACTGCGGCGGAGGCTCCGTGTGTCTATGACAGGGCCTTCGAGTGTCCATACTCAGCGGAGTGTGAATACCGGATAGCGATAGCCAGGGCGCGTCAGGCAAATCTACTTGTCACCAATTACCACTTCTGGGCGCTGGCGAAGGAGAGCTTGGGGAAGTTTGATCTCGTCGTTCTCGATGAGGCCCATGACTCCCCCGAGATACTCGCCAGTTTGGTGTCCCTCAGACTGTCCCAGAAGATGCTGAAGCGCTTCGAGTGGGATTTGCCGAGGTACAAGAAGGTCACACTCTGGCGTCATTGGGCGGCGCATAACTCTGCTGCCCTCGGCGGCATGTTGACAAGCTTCGGCGAACCTTCAACATTCAAGAAGGCCGTCCAGATGTCCCGCACACTCTTCCTAAAACGAAAACTGGACCGTGTTGCAGTTATGAGAGATGATGACTGGGTACTCCAGAGCGATGATAGAGGTGTGACGTTCTACCCTGTCGGCGATATTTCAAGCTACTCAGAGGAGATGCTCTTCAACGGTATTGAGAACGTGGTCCTGTGCTCCGCCACTCTGTCGCCCAAGACAATGGAACTCTTGGTAGATGGCCTCCCATACTACATATACAATTGTGATTCCGATTTCGCAGCTTCGAGGAATCCAATCTACCACGTCGATACGGCGAAGATTACCACTAAGTCAACCGAGGGCGATTACAAGGTCTGGCTCCAGAGGATAGACCAAATCATATCCCAGCGCCTTGATCGTAAGGGCCTGATTTCAGCACACTCTTACAAGCGTAGGAATACCATTGTGGGCGGTAGTAAACATAAGGATATACTGTTTTCCCACTATAGGGAGAACCTCTCCGAGGTCGTGGCGACGTTCAAGGAAACCCACGCCCCCGCTGTCATGGTCTCACCGGCGTTGACTACAGGGTATGACTTCCCTGACGATGAATGCCGATACCAAATTATTGGTAAAGTGCCTTTCCCTGATATATCCGATTGGATAATGCAGAGGCGAATGAAGAAAGACAAGGACCTCTTGACCTATCTGACGACTCAGGCTCTTGTCCAAACCTGTGGTCGTGGTATGAGGTCGGCGGACGACTGGTGCGAAGTTATTATTATTGATGATGTCTTTAAGTGGTTCGTCGAGCGTATGGGGCGATATGCTCCCAAGTGGTTCATGGATAGGGTGCAATTGAGGAATACCTTACCGACGCCTTTGAGCGTAGAAGGGAGATAAGTTATGCCAGGTTGGAACCAAGTATCTGTATATAAATGGGAGCGCCCTTGGGGTGAGATTACTCTCAACGTGGAAAGATGTGACGTTGATGGGAGGGATGGGTATAAGTGGATAGTTAGGGACAGGTGTAACAAGGTGACATTAATCCCTTATAATGTAGTCTGGTCACACAAGACCCTCTCAGGCGCTCAACGGAAAGCGGAGGCTGTGGCGGATAGGTGGTCTACAAGTTAGAATCTTGCGCGGTGGCGGCGTAGCGTGTTCCATAACTTAAGGTATGGAGCCGGAGAGCATCTTAGGTATCTTAAGGTTAGCTACTTTTTGGCTTAAGACATGTTGGTTCGATTCCAGACCGCCGCGCAAGTTCAAATTTTGAAAGGGAGAACGATTAATGGTTGATAAAAGAGAAACCGGTGGGCCAGCTTATCCAGTAGTTACGGATGTATCGGTAATTCACCGAGGTATGACCCTCCGTGACTGGTTCGCAGGGCAAGCGCTCAATGGGCTGCGTGCTGCTAATCTAGGAGGAGAATTTGAAGAGGACATTCTTGCACGTCTGGCTTACAAATCTGCGGGCGCTATGATTGTCGAAAGGGACAAAATCGAAAACCAAAAACCATAATTTTTTGTAAGGTGGTTTTATGAGAAAGCAATCCAGATCCAAGGAGGAGGGTCCTCATCGCTAGAGGGGTTACTCCCTCGGTCAACAGCTTCTTCTCACTGCTGTGGCTGTTGACTGAGTCAGTAGACTCTAAATAACTTTTCTAAGGAGTAGAAACTATGAGTTTCAACCCGGAAACCTTTGTCGATGGTGGCGGTCTGCTCGATGACGCGATAGTCACCGTCGTCAAAGCTCGTACAGTGATGTTTGACTATAAGGGGACGCAAGATCCTGCGCCTGCGTTGCTGCTGGTGCTACAGCCGGAAGATGGTGATCCTATTGACCAGTACTGGACGTGTGGTAAAGCGGCTGACTGGAAACCGTCGGAAGATGGTAAAAGTATGGTTCCCATTGGTACAGCTAGGGCGATAGTTAAATCATCCAATGTGGGTATCCTGATGATGTCGTTGGTCAATTCGGGATTCCCAGGAGACAAGCTCGACGATGTGACCAACCTCGAAGGCCTGAAGGGGCACGTTATCCGTCAAGATCCGCCTGAGAGCTCTGGTGACAGTGACATCAAGCGAGGCCGAACGCTGGTTTTCGACGAGATCATCAGTATGCCTGGTGAAGGTAAAGAGAACAAGAAGAAAAGGGCCGCGCCTAAGAGTGGCGGTAAGCGAGAGGGTATCGACGTTGACACCCTCCTCAACGACACCATCACTGAAATCCTTGTTGACAATGACGAGATCAAGAAATCAAAGATCGCCAACTTTGTCAACAAATCTCTGGCTGGCCGTGATGACATCTCGGAGTCCGTCCGACGAGAGGCCGTCAAACGCTCCATTAAGGATGACTTCCTTTCGAGTAATCCTGACTGGGCCTACGAGGATGGTGTCCTTTCCCTCGGGTAGTAGTCCTTGTTGTGTGGATTACAGACGCCAAAGGGAGGACTCGTGGGGCCAAGCGCGACCTGCCTAAAAGGCCCCACGAGTCAATTTTTCCAAGGAGTAGAGATATGGTGAGAATACCATTACCTAGATGCCGTATCCCAGTGCCCGACAACACTTCTGATGGCGAAAGAGAGTGTGGCGAACCCGCTGTGGCAATATGGCATACCGTTGAGCATCCCGATGAGGGGGTGACAATGAGTGTCCCTATCTATGTGTGCGGAGAGCATGACGTTACCCTTATAGAACAACAGGAGCGCGAAGATGAAGCAAGAATTGATTAGTACCGATCTACCTTTGTGTGGCAGTGGTGTCCCTCGGTCAGAGGGGTTGCATGTTTCAAAAATAATCCATGATTTAGCCGACGAGTTGGGCTTTGGAAATAAACCAAGTAAATCCAGCAGGTCTATTGATGAGTCTATGCTGAACAAGATGGGAGAGATTGGATTCATGTGGGAAGATGTTCTCTCTCGTGTCTTTGGTGATAGACTGGGAGACCGGCCTGGAGAGATTGAAGATGATGGCATTATCATGTCCCCCGACGGCATCAATGTTGATGATGGTGGAGACCTCATCCTTGAGGAATACAAGTTCACTTGGCGTTCCGATAGGCGGCTTCCTATGGAGAACTGGGTGTGGATGGCTCAAACTAAGGCCTACTGTAGGGCTATAGGCGCAACGGCGGTAGTATTTAGAGTTCTCTACTGCTGTGGCGATTATACCCCACCCTTCCCCAAGTATTATGAGTACAAGATAACCTTTACATACCGTGACTTGGAGGAGAACTGGTCAATGATTCTCAATCACGCTCGCGGTAAAGGATGGCTGGAACCTGCCCCTGAGAGCGATGAGGTGGTGGAGCCTGAAGGACCCTTAGTCACTTATAAAATCAGAAGTAAGTCTACAACCACCGGAGAAGAGGCTTATATAGAGGTTGACGCTGAGCCAGTCACCCTTAAAGGCTTTGGTAAGGACTTCTTCATCCATGAGGTCGTCGAGGAAGCTCGTGATACGCCTTTGGGAAGCTATATCGTAACGGATAACTGGACGGGCTACAAGGCTGGACAGGGGGCAACCAAGGGGGAAGCTGTCACTAATGCAGTCGGCCAGCTAAAGCGTAGTGTGGGTAGTCTCAAGAATCTCAACATCTATAGGAAGTCTTTTTCTGCGCGTGACGGTTATGTTAAAATCAAGTAGGATATTGAAAGACGTCGAATAAAATGACTGACGAAATTACTTTACGTCTCTGTTGCATCAGCCTATTCGTGGTTTTTATTCCAGCCCTCTGCATTAGCACGTGCCGAGAGGCTTTACCTACATCCAGTGTTAAAGGCTCTCCTCCGCCTGTCTGCCTCTATTGTGGCCTACCCGCTAAACACTCCCAACGTATAGCGCTGCCCGATAGAGGTAATGGTACTTACACTACTGATTATTTCTGTTGTGGGAGGGTTGTATGTAAGAGGATGTTTGAATACCATAAACTCTTACGGACGGCCACTATAAATAAAGAGGAGAAATCAAAATGACTGAACTATGGCCTAGGATCGAAGATCATCCAAATAGGGAAAATTTGACTACCGCCAAAAGTAGTGGAAAAGGGCCGTGCTATATGGTTCATCTTCATCAAGCAGAATACAATCATGCCCGCAAGTGCGTCAACGCCTGCGCCGAACTTGGAGACGATCCGGCGGCGGAAATCAAAAATTCGCATAAACAGGGGAAGGAACTTTCTTGGGAAATTGAAAACGTCAAGCGAACACACTGGGTGGAGATCGAGCGCCTCAAAACTATCATCGAAGAACTGACGGGCGACAATGTGAAAAAGGATGGAGAGATCGAGCGGTTGAAAGAAGAAATCAATCTCGCCGAAGCCTATTTTCGAGAAACTGACAAAGCGAATCCCGCTGGAGACTTCTGGCAGGGAGACAGGTAAGCAATCGGGGCAACCCGAAACCATATATTCAAGAAAGGGTATAAAAATCATGGCGAAAGAAAGCAAGACAAAAGACAACGTCTCCAGTGTTAAAAATCTATCAAAGGAGATGGCTATTGAGCATCTCATTGTGGGGATGGCCGACAAGTTTGTTCCGGCGGACGTAAGGCGGCCAAAGGCTTTACGTTTAGCAGAGCTATCCACCCCTGACTTCATCCGTATCAAGCAGGATATGGAGTTTGCTCTCTCCGCCCTGAAGGTTCTGGGCTACAGCGTAGTGAAGGCCGATCCCTCGAAGAAGGAGAACTCAGATGATTAAGGGCTTCATAAGCGCGGACAAAATTGAGATCAAGCACAGGCTCATCGTGTCAGTTGAGGCGCAACCTAAGCGTGGGAAGACACACTTCATGCTGACGGCTCCCGCGCCAATTGCAGTGTTCAATTTCGACATAGGCCTTGAGGGCGTCATTGAAAAGTTCAGGGATGATAAAGAGATAATAGTGGCGACTCATAAACCCCCCTCGGTTTACCAGGGGGACGACACTATGGATTGGAAGCGGATGTGGGACGACTTCTTCAAGCAGTGGTGTGATGTGCTTAAGGACCCCAGTGTCATCACTATTGGGGTGGACACCGCCAGTGAGATGTGGGAACTACTCCGTATGGCGCGCTTTGGGAAGCTCGCTCAGATCAAACCTCACCACTATGCTGAAGTTAACTCTGAATTCCGCAACCTCATACGGATGGTGGATGATGGGGATAAGAACTTAGTATTAACCCATAAGGTAAAGAAGCGCTACAAGGGGGACTCGTGGGATGGGGGTTATGAGAGGGCGGGATTCTCAGAGGTAGGGCATCTTACCCACGTCAATGCGAGGCTTACCAGGGCCACTGGAGACGACATCGACGATGGTATCGTCTTGACTGTTATGGAATGCCGCCAGAACACCACTGTCAATGATATGGAGTTCACTGAGGGGGATAGCAATTGTGACTTCCCTTCATTGGCCTCTATGATATACGACGATAATGTGGAGGATTGGCAATGAATAGAGTGAAATGGACATCAGGTGGTGTGCTCGGCTCTAAGTGGTTTGTTGCTGAAGCCTCCTACAGGGGGTACACCCTCCGAGTAGTCTACTCTGGAGGTAAGTGGCACTCAGTAGCTATGGGTGCAGACTACACTATCAACGCTACACATTATTACAAAAGTATACAAGCTGCCAAGAGGGGAGCCAAAAGGATGGCTGATATTGTAGCAAAAGGGAGTAAACGGTGATCTTCATCGACGATAGAGTAGGCTCTAAGGAGATCGCTCCCTATATAACCACCGAGCATGAGCTAACCCGCTTGGAGTCTGCTGACTTTGCCTTTACTGGTGTAGGTTCAGAGGGTATCGCCACCATTGGTGTTGAGCGTAAGACGGTTAGTGACCTCCTCAATTCAATGGTCACCGGCAGGCTCGTGGCGGTACAGCTACCCAAGATGCTGTCTTCTTACACTAGGGTTTACCTGCTCATCGAAGGCTTCTGGCAAGCTGAAGAGAATACCGGCCTCCTACAGGTGTTGCGTCGAGGGTGGGTGGATATTGAACGAGGGGGGCGTAGGTTTATGGCTAAAGACTTGCATAAGTTTATCAACACCCTTGACACGCTGGCTAACGTCAGTATTCGCTCTTCGAGGGGTAGGAGAGATACCGGCACTATCCTTGACGCTCTTTATGAGTGGTGGCAGAAACCTTATGAGGATCATGTAGGCCACTTGGCAATGAAGAGGGAGCAGGATGTCGTGTTGGCTAGGGCGAGTGTGTTGAGGAGAGTGGCGGCGCAGCTCCCTGGGATAGGGTGGAAGAGGTCTAGGGATGTAGCTGAGAGCTTTACATCGGTTGGCAATATGGCCAGGGCCACTGAAGAAGAGTGGCTCGCAATAGATGGTATTGGTAAAGAGACGGCCAAGAAGGTTGTGAAGGCTATTTCTAGTTAAGTTAGGTGCGGTTGGATGCCGTGAAACATCGTAGTTTCCGGTGCGGTCGCGTAGAGTAAACTAAACGAGTAAAAAAGAAAGACAACTATCTTAAAGGAGAAAGAAGATGTACGAATTACTCAAAAGGAATAACAAATGAAAAGGAAACCTAAAGTATACATCGCCGGTCCTTACACTAAAGGGGACGTGGCGCTCAATGTGAAGAATGCTGTAGGTCTGGCTGACAGGCTTGTCGGCTATGGTTGCATACCCTTTGTCCCCCATTTTCTGCACTTTTGGCACATGATGTTTCCTCACAAGGATGAGCAATACTGGCTCGATTATGACAATGAATGGTTATTGGTATGTGACGCTCTTTTCAGGATACCCGGAGATTCTAAAGGGGCAGAGGCTGAAGTGGAGCTGGCTAGGCAGTCGGGGATACCTGTTTTTCATACCCTTTTCGATTTATCGTGTTGGTTCCAAGCGCGAAAGGGTGATATTATTAAAGAAGAGGAGACTGCCAATGCCAGCGCCAATAAGTAGTAACCTGGGAAAGTGTGATGTATCCTTTGGGGGGTTGGACCTTGGGAGTAGCGACGTTAGCGTCGATTACTCTTGGCCCAATGTCGCAGAGGAACCTCAAGACCCTTGTTCGCTGGTGCCACCAAAACTGACCTCTGTGGGTGGACCTTCAGTGTCTTTTACTATTGATATTCAAGGTTCCCCCTTCCTCTATGCGGGTGCTTCATATACTTCCCTAGTCGTTCGTCAACCTGCAACTCGTTGGTGGAAATGTACTCATATACTGACTGTGCCTCGAACTACTATTGAGACAATGACTGAACACGGTACTGAAGCAATATTGCTTGCTCTGTTCTCAGTGACTCCCGATAGTGAGGGTAGGGTAATGATAATGGAGAGAATATGGCCTTGGCAACGATGGTGGAGGAGACTAAAAAGGAGATTGAGTAATGGTAATGCAAATAGGTAGTCCAAGAGACACGAGTATAATCAAAAGACTGTCGAGTCTTGCGTATGACGAAAGGAAAAAGCTTACGAAGGCTCGTTGTCTCGCTCAGAGCATCCTTGCAGGACATGGCATTGAAATAGCCATCTCAGCCTGTGGAGAGTGTGACACCCCTTGGATAGCTATGCGCTATAAGGGAGAATATATCATAGGTAATGAGAAGCAGATGCAGGGGGCGGAGGCTCTCTGCACCTTCAAGAATGATGGACAACCTTGGATGAAGGCGTTGGGTGGCTAAGGAGATTGAACAATGAGCGAACCTAAAGGTCACTACGGCTACCCTGCTTACTCCAAGCCCGAGCGGGATGCGCTTGTCAGCACTATTGATACCTACCGTTCTATTATTACTTCTATTACCAAGGGCCTAGATGATACCAATAAGAGATACGTCGCGTTCAAGGAAGCCCTTGACGACGCAATGAAGGGTATGGAGGAACATATGAGAAGATGACTCTCTCCTCTGACATCAAAGCCTGCTCGGCCTGTGTCCTGCGTGACACCTGCACCCAGTCTGTCCCTAGTAGTGGCAGTATCAATGCTCCTGTCATGCTCATTGGGGAAGCCCCTGGTAGGGATGAAGATAGGGAAGGCAAAACCTTCATTGGTAAGGCCGGTAAGGAGCTGGATAACTACCTGCGCCGCATCAAGCTTTATCGCAGTCGGTGCTATGTGGCTAATGTGGTTAAGTGTAGACCCAAGGGAGACTCCGACCCTCCGGTGGGGAGTATTGAGGTATGCAAGGCTCTCTATCTCGATGAGGAGATTGCGCAGTCCGAGGCCTTTGTGATAGGGCTACTGGGCGCTACAGCGTGTAGGACTATCCTCGGTAAGGATTTCAATCTTGAGATGAAGCATGGGATACCACAGGAGAGAGGTGGTAGGACTTATCTCCCTATGTACCATCCCGCCGCAGGGCTACACAATACTACACAGATGATTCATATCCTGAATGACTTTGCAGCGCTCCGAAGTGTCCTCTCAGGTGACTATAAAAGCGGTTGGGTTACCCTACCCCACGAGTACGTCTTACTTGATAGCGCTAAGGAGGATAAGGCCCACACTAAGGCCTCTAAAGACTTATTTCGCGCTAAGGATGTGGCAGTGGATACTGAGACGGCTTATGGTGACCCTTGGTGTCTAAGCTTCTGCTGTTCTCATGGTACAAGTTATGTAGTCATGGCTGACGACCATGAGATGCTCTACAGGCTCAACTCATACCTCTCGAAGCCTGGGGTTAATACAATAATCCATAATGCGATGTTCGACCTTGGGATATTGGAAAAGATGAACGTCAAGCCCCATACTGTCTATGACTCAATGGTGGCCGCCTACCTCCTCCAGGATCAGCCACAAGGCCTCAAAGCTCTCGGGTACAGATTATGCGGAGTGGAGATGAACAGTTATACTGATGTCGTAAGTGAAGTTACCTACGACAAGGCCCTCGACTATCTCCACAAAGTCTACGAGCGTGAATGGTCAACTCCCGAGTCTCAGATCAAGTGGGTCAAAGGTGAACCTAAAGTGTACACCCCACGACCACTCGATGCCAAAGTTGAGACGATGGTTGTGGACTGCGCTATGAAGGAGGCGGACCCTGTCAAACGCTGGGCCAATGTTGATGTCGAGACACGTCTGCATGTATCCAACATACTGGGTGAGCCTATGCCTGAAGGATCTCTAGCCGATGTTCCTCTTGACGTAGCTGTAGACTATTCAGCTCAAGACGCCGACATCACCCGGCGCATCTGGCCTATCCTCAAAGAGCGTCTCGACGACCTAGGTTTATGGGAGACCTTTGAATTGGATATGAGTATCATTCCCATGGTCGCAGAGATGCAGAAGCAAGGCCTGAAACTCGATACAAGCGTCCTCACAGACCTCCGAGACTACCTACTTGATGAAATGGTCAAGATTGAGGATAAAGTGGCTGAGATGGCAGGGAAGCGGGTGAATTTAGCGTCTACGAAGGAGGTGGGGGGCTTACTCTATGAGAAATACAATCTTAGGCCTAAGAAGAAGTCTAAGAAGACCGGTGACCCCTCTACCGACGCCGACTCCTTGGAAGCTATCAAGCACCGTCATCCCGTAGTCCCCTTGATAATGGAATGGAGAGTCCTTGAGAAGCTCAGAGGCACTTATACCGATTCAATAGTCAGGAAGGTGGGCCTCGATGGGAGAGTCAAACCCACTATCCGTATCACAAGGACTCATACCGGCAGACTGGCTACCTCGGAGCCTAACCTTATGGCTATCCCCAAGCGCTCCGAAGTAGGTAGGAGAGTCAGGGACGCTTTCATTGCAGATGATGGACGCAAGATCGTCTCAGGGGATTACTCACAGATAGAGCTTCGAGTGGCCGCAGCCGCGTCGGGGGATAAGGCTATGATAAAGGCCTTCCTTGACGACCAAGACATACATTCCCTTACAGCGAGTAGAATCTTCGGTATCCCTATTGACAGGCTCGACAAGATGAGACACAGGCTTCCCGCCAAGACTGTCAACTTCGGCATCCTTTACTCAATCAGCGCTGAAGGACTCTATGACCAGCTCAAATCAGCAGGGTGTGAAGGTTGGACAGTGAGGAAGTGTGAAGGCCTTATCAAAGAATGGTTCAACCTGTTTGAGGGCATCAAAGACTACTTCAAGACGGTTGACTCCGAGGCTAGGCGCTATGGTTACGTGAGAAATATGTTTGGTAGGATCAGGCGCATCCCCGAAGTCAGGAGTGTACACTTTTGGGTAGCCGACGCAGGGATACGTCAAGCTCGTTCTCATGTTATCCAAGGGGCGGCGCAGGATATAATGAAGATGAGCATGGCTAAGATGACTCCGGTGTACCAAGGCTTCCAGAAACAGGGCTACTTCTGCTCACCATTGCTTCAGATTCACGATGACCTGCTCTATGAGATGGACAAAGGGATTGTAGAGGAGTTTACCAAAGAGCAGAAGAGAGTGATGGAGTCAGTGGTGGACTTACCGGTACCGATCAAGATAGATATTTCAGTAGGGGATAGATGGAGTGAAGTATAAAAAAGGTATAAAGATAGATTGCGATCCGAATGCTCTGAAACTCGGTTATGTTCATCTAATGTATAATCCAACTCTTACTGAAGATTATATTATTAGGCCCATACGTTGGTGGCAATTCTGGCGATGGCATAAGTTGAAGGCATATCGAAAGCAAAGAGAATTTGAAAGGGAAGTCCGCCTACTTTTACTTATGGCGCATGACAAGAGATTAGAAGAATCTTTTTTGTATGAGGAATATGATGACTGAACCAGCAAGATGGTGGGGCGCTTTCTGTGATAATGACGTTCCACTCAGTACGCCTTACGAGACGTGCCCACACCTTTATCGTGATGAGGCTGGGAAGTATCGCTGTAAATTATTTGATAGTGTAGAACTTTTTTGCGACCTCAGATTTAATCCGAATCGGGATAAGAGATGTATTCAAACATTTGGAAAGGAGAACAGAAAGGATGACAAGAACTGTAAGTGAAAAACTGTTCAAGGGGAGACCACCTAACATCCCACTAGCTAAGTGGCCTGACTTTGAAACGGCGGCGGGTGTTAGAGGTATGGCAGCGCCTGAGCCTTACGTTATCACATTTCGTGAAAACTACAACATAGCCAGAGAACACGTCAATAAGGCGTTTTCCATCTACAAGACCAAGGAAACCGTTAAGCGTGCGGCATTGGCCCAGAGGAAAAGACAGGCGCGTCTCAGGAAGATGAAGAAGGAACACGTATCTACATTGTAGAGCTTGTTATATATTATACTAAGGAGAAAGTACCATGACTGAAGAAGCACCGTCAGCCGACGAGCTTATTGATAGGGGAGCTGATATAGACCTTGTTGCAACCCTATCAAGCTTGCTGGAGGTGAGGGCCGATCTCAAGAAACAAGAGGACGTCCTCAAAGAGAAGAAAGGCGAGATCAGCGCTACTATTAAGACTACGATGGCTCGCCTCGGTGAGACAAGGTTCAGGGAATACGACATAGGGTCCCTTACTATCTCGGAGACTACCCGCACCACCATTGACAAGACCAAGCTCAAACAGGGGATGCTGAGCGTAGGGTTGAGCGCAGAGAAGATCAACACTGTGATGGCCTCTTGCTCAACGACTAAGACTTCAGAGTCCTTGACGTTTAGGGCAGCAAAGGGAGACTAATGAATTACGGTTCAGAGAGTTTACAAAAAGCTGTAGCATTACTAGCCGACGCCCTTGTGGATATAGAGGGTTATACCCCTCATATAGTACTGACGGAGTATCTGTACGGGATATGTCCATACGGTGACAACCTGAGTAAAGCTCTCACACTCTCAAAGTATAGAGAGGGCTTCTTTACCGCTGTTGACGAAGTTACCGACGATGAGATACGAATGGCGCGAGACAGGCATAAAGCGGAGGCCTCATACCTTTCAAAGGAACCAATGGGGGCGTTATTTGGCTTGTTTGCGCCTGCGGTGGGAAGGGTTCTTGATACACTGGCGCCAGGAGATAACGACCTTATTGATGTCTGTAAAAAATACCTCCTTCCTATCATAATCCCTACTGTTGGAAGCCCCACCATAGCTGCCTTGTTCATGGGACAGTTTTGTGATATGTGGCCTAGAGGAGAAGCGCTCCAAAAGAGGATGGAGGTGACTGTATTGTCTCGTGTGACGGGAAGTCAAAACTAAGTATCAAAAAGCCCTTAGAAAACGCCGTATAAGCGCTTCTAAGGGCTTTTCTCTCTAAAACCTGTCAAACCACTACTGGGGAGGTCCAAGTGGCTGAGCGTTGACTGAGGCTTCAGGAGCAGGGGGTATGGGAACTGGGAGCTGGGAAGCTAAGATGCCTTGGACAATGCCTTGAGCTATGGCCCTGACTCCTTGTACCTGCTTCTCGGAGTTGGCCTCATCCACTGTCTGTCCCACGTCGATCTCGCCCATTTGGCCTGGGGTGTCACTAGGCCACTTGTACTTCATGTTTCCCTCAGAACCCGTCATTTTTGAAAAGGGGCCGAGCAGGAGTAAGGATGTGAATTTAGTGTCCGCATCCTTGAACCTCGTGAGGTGAGTTGAACAGCTAGTCAGTATCGTGAGGCTCATGGTCAACATGAGAAGCACTATGAATGTAGTTAATGTTCGCATTACCGCCTCCATTCTTTGAATTCTCAACGCCCTGGCGTAGGAAGATTGCTGTCAGCGCCAAGAGGGCCGTTGTTATATTCCTCGTAGTTTCCTCATCCACGCCTACTGTTGGTAGGAGAGTGGAGAGGAACGCGGCTACCGCTGTCCAGAATGTTTTCTGTCTGTAGAACGGTTTCATAAACATCACCACCTTTCTGTTCCGTGTCTTATTTGCGTCCAGTGCCTTTTCCACGGCTACTACCAGCGCCACCACCGGGGCCTTCCTTAATGCAACGTCCCTTGTTTTGACCCTCTCTTCGGCCCCCCGGAACGCCAACGCCTTTTCCACGTCCATCACGCGGTCGTGCCGCGCCTCTTGGATTCTTTGTTGCGCTCGCCATCATACTCTCCTTTCTATTATGGTATAACATACCAACCATCGTATCCGAGTGGGTAAGGCCCGATAATGCGAGGCTCGCATAGTCGTGAACCCTTACCCTCATTATAGAGGGCGGCAATTTCATCCGCTGTAATTACGCGGTTGAATATACGGACATCGTCAATGTCTCCATTAAAGACATTTGCAGCAGAACCCGAACGCTTAGAGCCTATCGTAAAGTCATCAGTACAAGTATCCAATGGGCTTGCTATTGTGTTATCCGAATTCTTGAGAATGGTGTCAATATAAGAGAATGCTTCAGTGCCATCGTAAGTTATAACCAAGTGGTACCACGTCGATGTCTCAATGAAGCCCGCTATGCCAATCCCCGCATCACCTCCAGCGCTATCCCAAAGCTGTATTGACAAGCCTGATGTTGCGTTGTTTCTAACCCAGAGTGTACGGTTTCCAGCTCCTACATACTGAGCGCAGATTGTGGAGTTGGCGACGAGACTGGAATTGTTGAACCACAAGCTAAGGCTCATACTGGTCATGCCTCCCAGGATGTCATCTGTAGTGGGCACATAGTCATCCACTCCATCAAAGATTAATGACGGAGAAGTTATGCCGGATACTCCTGGAGTAGTATGAGCGTCGGTGTTAGGGTCACCACCGACATCTGTGAAAGTGCCGTCATAACCACCTATTGAATCCTCGACAGTAGTGTTAGCTGTATTGTCATCCATCTTCCACCATGCAACAGTGTTGAAGCACAGGGAGAAGGTGCTGGCGTAGCCCTCACTGTAGAGAGTTGAAGTTGTCTCGCAGAGGGGAGCAACTCCTACAACGCGGTAAAAATAGTGAGTCTCATCGTAACCGACTGTATGAGTGGCTATCTCATCTTCAGTGACTGTCAATACATTATCAAAGTTTATCTCATCGGTACCATAGTAGACAGTGTAAGAAGTGGCCGTATCCTCTTCATCCCAAGTTATCACGATCTTGTCGTAGTAATCCCCGTCTGAAGCGTCAACCCCTGTTGGAGCCACGACGTTAGGATCAGGAGTAGGGGCCAGTGCCATATAATCAATTCTAAAGAAATCATTGGCGACCCCTTTGGAAAGGTGGCAAATACGCAACCAGAGTTGATTCGATTGAAAGTTGTTTGAATCTAAGACACCGGCTAGATTGAATGTATAGTCCTGATCGGACGACTCATCTGGAAAGTCCTTTGCGGCTTCCGTCACTCTCTCAAAGATTTCACTAACAAAATCATAGGCGCATAGAACGATAATATGACTAGGATTGCCGTCGTAGTAGCCTTGAAAGTCCATATTGAGTAGGCATCCTGGTTGCCGATTACTGGGGATATTCTTAAAATGGAAAATAACCTCTAATCCAGGTGTTGTTGCAGTCTCTTCAAACACAAGCCTAGTATCATCCTTCTCTTGCACATCACTCAAGTCCCCACTATCGTGAACACCGGCCACGAGAGTATAAGTCGCAGGGTAGTACCACGGAGTGGCGGTGGGTGACGGTGATGGAGACGCCGTACATGGGTACCCTAAGACAGGGACCATGAGGATACAAAGACATAGGAGATACTTCATAGTGGATTCCTTTCGAGCCACCTTACGGCTGCCCTTCCCCAAGACGTATTGGGCCAATCGTCCTTTATTGTTATTGTTGTCTGTCTAGCGGCCTCGAAGACTGCACTGCGTTTGCCTAGCTTACCCTCGGAAGCGAACTGCCTGGCAAGGGCAAGATAGGAACGCTGAGCATAAACCAACGCCCAGCAGAAGGAGTCATCATTAGCGCCTTCGGGCCTTGTTGCATAATACGTCCTGACTGATTGAGTACAAAGGGCGTATTCCTTCCGCATGAACAACCCTTGGATTTCCAAGTACTTAGCTTCCCCTACTAGACCTGCTTCAGCCATTTTTACCAGTAGCGCATCCAACCTCTCCCAGTTACTCGCGTCCCTTGAACACTCTGCCAAGTCTTGGAGGATACGAGGATTGCTTACTAAGAGGGCTGAGGTCAATGGGATAGAGTTTATCTTAATTATTGTTTGCTTGTGGAGGGCAGAGCCGCTCTCTCGAAAGGATCTGTGCCTCATCCAATTTATCCACCTCCACGCCTTCGGGGTGACTTGACCGGTAGTTGTCAGGGCATCAATAGACACCATCGTCGTATGGCTTTGAGGTAAGACTTCTCGGAGCCTGTTTACGACGCTTGTCAACGCGTCATCGGTCTTTGAGGAGAAGAGCCTGTCAATCAAGAGTTTCTTCTCGTGGCGTAAAGGGTCGCGGTTCATCTCAAAGGCAGGGAGACTGACGATAAGGAAAGACTGGATACGTTTAGCTAAAAGGCGAGTTCGCTTGGTGACTTGGAGTAAATCCTCTTCAGAGACTCTTTTCAGCAATAACGAAGCCGTAGTAAGGTTGGCGTTGACCCCGCTCTTCCAACACAGTATTCGCGCCATATTGATTGTCTCCGTGGTGTTCAAAGCTTGGGCGCTCCCTGACACCATCAGCAGCAGTGTAATTGTAAAGATTAGGCTTCTCATAAGGCTCTCCTATGTATCCTGAGTACTAAACTTCAAAAGGACTCCTATGACATCGACATAGGTGTAGTCGCTGTTGAGCACGTCAAATATCAATGTAAAGTTGACCATTCTACCCGCCGTCCATACCAAGTCCTTGCTCCCCAAGGAGGCTGTCAGGATGTCGGCCAGCTCCCCTGTAGCAGTGGGGTCTGGAGTTGTAACGTCTTGGTCGGCAATGACTGTGACACCCTGCTCTAATGGATTAATTATAGCGTTATTCCAATGAGCGGACTCCACATCGAAACGCCATATATCTCCTGATACAAAAGCGGTGTTTTCCATAGTGAGGAAGAGGACGACCTCGACAAGGCCTCCTGCGTAGTCTATAGGGACTGTAAACGTCCACTGAGCCTCTGGGGTGTTACTCCCATCGGTATCGTCCATCCTGACCACTCTGAGGATAGGCCCAGCGGCGCTCTCTATAGTCTCCTTTGAGCAGTTTACAGTCATTGCGCCGCCGGCGGTAAGGAACATCTCACGGGTCTGGCTGGAGGCGGAGACGGTAAGTGTATCCTCGCCACTTGGTTGAGTAATATCAATACCGTCACCGGCTACGAGTTTGTCCTCAAGGTAGCCTGGTGTCCCAGCGGCATCTACTAGAACCAAACCTTCAAGGGCGTCGATAAGTGTCATTGCTCTGGTGTAGATGTCAGGGAAATGACGATCCCCTTGGTTGACTTTTGGTAGGTCGTGGTTTGTAGTGAAATCAGTGACGACAGCATAGGATACATCTATGCGTGTCGTGGGATAATTAGTTGTTAGAGTGATTGCCTGTGTAACGTTATCAACATCTGAGACGATGTAAAAGACGCTATCCGGCCCTATAGTTATTTCATCGCCAACTGAGACATTACTTCCTTTTATCCATCCAGTACTCGTACCGGAGATGGTGTTTGTTCCAGCAGCCGTAACTACTGTTCCCGTGCTGTATTGAGCCATTAGTTCATAGCCTCCCATGAAGTTCCATTGTACCTATACATTTTATTGCCATCATCGGTATCGAACCAAATGTCACCGGCTATAGGGTCGGTAGGAGCAGTGTCTTGCGCGTAAGTCCAAGCTTCGGCGCCTACGTCAATATCATCGAAATCAAATTTTTCATTCGATTCATCGTCACCAAAGACATCGTAAGCATGTAGACGGTAACCATATCCCCGGTCCCCCAGCTCATTACAGAATGTATTTGGCCCTTTATAAAGAGTGAAGGGGCCGTCGAGTAAGTCGAACTGGAAAGAACGTTTTACCTCATACTCAACTACGTCGGGGTCGGGATGAGCGTCCCAAGTGATGTACTTGTTGTGATAAGATATATAGACATTGAAGTTAGTACATATCGACGGCGCTTCATTCTTGACGGTTATAGTAGCGTCGTACTCCGACTTACTCCCAAAGACATCCACTGCCCATACTTTAATATTGAACTCCCTTTTTGGAGAGTTATCATGGTCGTCAGTATTCTTTTCCAACGTATAGATGTACTCAGGATTCTGCGTTGTCTCGGTACGCTTCTTAGTCCATGCTCCTGGAATATCCTCTGTCCACATTTCCACCAGATAGTGGCTAAAGAAAATATCTCGGGATGCTCCACCGGAGTAGTCGGACTCAAGGTCGCGCATGGTGAAGGCTGTTTCATTCCAGACAAAGTGAGCATCAGCAGTGACAAACGTGGTGGAATTGGCGAGGTCTTTCAACTGTAACCCAGTGACTTTGGGAGGAGTCACGCCAATAGTAAAGTGAAAGTCCTCCGTCGGCGCATCGTCAAAATTAGCGACTACACCCCATTTGGAGACAGCAACCACTTTGACTTCATAGCGCATCCCTGGAGTGAAATCGTGAAGAGCATAAAAAGGCTTTTTGGTTGACCCTTCATACTCCCAACTGCCAGTACCGTACTCAGTAGTGTAAACGTCAACATGGTCAAAGAAGCCACTATCTTCATCTATATCGGCTATATCATAACCGATATAGATGACCATAGCGTAGGTCAATGAGTGAACGACAGAAATACTCTCCACCTGTGAAGGTGGCCTTCTAGGGTCGGGTAAATTAGAGTACTGGATGATTTCTGGAATGTCACCGCTTTCATCATAGACGGCCTCAATGTACTCAGAGCAAGTGATACTCACCTCCCCTTCACCCTCCCTCTCTATAGAGACGACCCTGAAGGGTTTGGTGGAGATGTCGGCAACACCGGTATCTCGGCCGATGGCGAAGACATCGTAGTCTTGAGGAGCAGCAGTCCAGTTACCATCAATGGTCAGAGGCGTGCCCGCAGGGTATGACCCTGGTAAACTTAGGAGTGTCTGACTCTCAATAACGTCTGAACCAGCATGACGAACTTTGATTTTATAGGCCTCACCCGAAGCAATATCAGGAAGCGTTATATCCCTCGTAGTTGTGAAAGTAGCATCTTCTCCCGAAGCGTTAGTTGACGACGCTATTCTCCCACTGGCGACACCCCATTGTGGGACATCGTGGGCAAAGTTGATAACGTCTCCAGCTTGACAGGCTACAGCGTCTACACCAGCTTTGAATTTTATATCCCGCGTGACATTACGGGATATAAGCAGTATATACCTACAAATACGATAAGCCTGCTCTCGACGAGTAACACCAGCGAGGAAGAGAGACCTTTTCCTCACAGGATCATTGTTAGCTATTGAATCCGTATCCTCGACAGCAATGATTTCCCTCTCATAATTATTATCCTCGTTCAAGAACTGTGCCTCAACCACGTTATAGACATCCCGTATACTGTGGAAAGTTTCACTAAAGGAGTTGGCGACTATATTACCCATGGTGAACAGCTGCGTAGGTGTTTCTATTTTATCTATTACAAACTTCACTGTGCTGGCGCTATAAAAAGGCCAACACCGAAAAGTAGTTGCAATCTGGATAAGCATGTCGAGAGAGCGAGTGAGACTATCTATGACCATATCCAATTTGAAACGCGCTCCACCATCTACCTCTTCATCACAATACTCTGCCATGTCGAAGAAGTCGTCGTTGTCAACAGCCGTCGATGGAAGGAAATCCCCAACACCATACCTATGATTGGTAAGTAAGTCCCTAGTACACCATGAAGGGTTCTGTGAATATTCAATCATACTATCGTCGTCGGAGTCTACGACCTCAATCTCTAAGCCTTCTACATCCACGACAATGTTTGGTATGCTCCCAGAGAGTTGATCCGTCGCCATCAACTTAATGCCTAGTAGGGCAGTATAAGGATAAGCCAACTCCTCACTTTGTATTTCTTCAACAGAGTGGAGATGTAAATCCCCTACGGTCATACTGTCACCAGGGGAACCAGAAGCATCCCACGTCGTTCTCTTCACAAGCATATCATATTTAGCAGGAGTCAAATCCGTAATCTCAGCACTACGCCTGAGAACTGAGGTAGTCTTCTCGGTTATTGTATTGGACGCTCCGAGAACCCAAGCGTCGCCACTTCCGTGAATCCTTGTATATACCTCATAACTTATACTCCACGGATGATATTTCCCAGATGACCCTGGCGTAGTGTATAATCCCGTAGGAACCCTGAAGTGTGTAACGAGAGTATCGACGTTAGCATAAGAAGTAGTATAGATATAACCAGGCTCCGAACCATCCCCATAAACCAACTTTATATTAGCAGAGGACAAGTCAAAGCTATTAACCACACGATTGAAACCTTTGATAGGGGTTTGATCTTGAGTACCTAATCTAACCGATAGGGTGCCATCAGTATAATTACTGGCTGGATTACCCTCTATTTCTACAGTGTCACCAAAAGTAGCTATATCAACATCGTCCTGGTCTGACTCAAGCCCGCCAATGCTCTTTAATTTACCTTCCCCAAGACTTAAGAGGATGTTTAGATAGTTCTTATCGTCTATACTAGTCACAAAAACATTGATAACATTACCAGCATTGACCATCTTACCATAATTAATGGCAATAGGTACATCCACTTTAGCTTGAGTGACAGCACCATCCCAACCATAAGTAGGGGAATTATCGAGCGTGTCATTAGTTCCTGTCTCACTTTTGATACTCCCAGCGGCTTTCTTAGCTTGATTGGCTGTATACATAGCATACGCTGCTGCGGCTATTGTAGCAACTACAGCAATAATCTTTATGACGAGCCAGATTACTGCCAATACGGCAAGTGAAATACCAAAGCTAGGATAGATTATTATCTCTTCACCATCACCCACACGAGATATATTAATATCATCAGGTTCAACTCTCCCGATACTGGATGTTACTACATGGAGGTCGCCACTGACTCGATCCAACGGGATATAATCAATCAAAAAAGGTGAGTGAAAACCAACTTCAACAACAACCCTATCGGACTCATCAAAAAGATTATTAATTGTAGTTATCTTTATCATTATTCCTTTGAGTACCTATAACACGAATGAAATTTCCTCTTCCAAACTTTATCCTCGACCTTCGATACTATAACCCCACAAGACACTACGGCATGTATGAATTTTCCTCTCCCAAACGCGACACCTAAATGATTCAGCACGCCACTGTCGCCTTTGAAGAGCATAACATCCCCAGATTTCAGGTTGGCAATAGAGACTCGCCTACCAAATCTGTGGAAGTTAGAGAGGAAGAGTATTTGACCTTCGGCAGTATCACTGTAAGGGAAGTCAGGAATTGGAAGTCCTAGCTCATTGAGGATATAAAGAATAAGACCAAAACAGTCGATACCGTCAGAACCCCTACCACCAGTTACATACGGCCAACCGACACACTCCCTCACAATATCTTCAATATCTCTCATGGTTACCCCCCTCTCACTCGCCTCGATGGTACTCCAGGAAAGCCACCAAAGCGTAATTGATTGTTATGCTGCTTACAGGCTATTAAAGTCTTTGAACAGCTACTACTAACAGAAACATAGACGTTGCGGAAAGATAGGTTGATACTACTTGCATCCGTCGAATAACAATAGGCGCGAACATAATTGATGGCCGACACATCCAAATCGCCCCCTGCAACATTAAAGGATGAAAAAGGTATTTTGAATGCTTGGTAAGAAGCAGTGATGTTGGCTGTATCGGGGTATGTAGCCTCTAAAGGCAGCTTTTTAGATAAGTCCGTTAGGCTCCACTCATTTACATCCGATCCTCCACTACTGGTAATCTCCAACTGACTGTTTTCGCTGATTTTGGTTGGATTATCACATTTCATTTCAATGTAGCAGAAATCATTGGCATCGCGCTCCAAACCCGTAGCATCCCTGTCTTGGAATTTGGCGTCAACCATGGAGAAATCGACCTTATAGAAGATACTGACGGCCTGAAAGTACATCATGGGAGAATAAGTGCCCCAAAAGAGTGGAGATATACGCAAGCGAATACTTCGGATAGAGGATAAATTGAGAGGCCCGTCATGCTCGACAAAATCGCTGAAAGGCAACTTTAGCGCGTACCATGGGCCTACATTGATCTCGTCCGTTCCTCCACCGGCTAGAGGAACTTGACCTCCGATGTTATCATACACCCACCTAGGACTATTATTTATATCCTCAACCGCACTACTGATAGTTATATCGCTGTATCCAACCGCATCACGTATCAAGTCGGAATGAAAGCCTCCTGTCTCGGTGACTTTTATACTGATAAGCAATGAGTCTACAGCCTTCCTTACTCCTGAGAAGTCCTTTGGCTGTGTGATGGCCATCAAGGGCCTGACACCACCCATACTCATGGTTCCACCTACAAGGCCTGGAAAGAAAGACGATTCGTTACTACCCTCTTGAGCAACATCTAAAAGAAGTATCTTATACCCCTTAAATGTATCATCACCAGGGGCGGTATAGTCAGGCATGTTAGGCCAAGAAAGGGAGGCTCGACGCCAGTACAAGCCACTAGATACAATATCTGGCGCGAAATAAGCAAAGATACGGATAAAGTCAATCTCGGATACGTCAAGAGGGTCGGTCTCAACAAAGTTGTCGAGGGTAATAATGAATGTTTGCCATGAATTGGAGATAGTAGCGCCTTTAATACTAGTCAACGCTCCTATATTGGTGTACTGCCATACTTCTGAAGAGATGGAACCCGAGCTTGTTATCTCAATACGGGAATTAGAGAGATCGAAGTCATCGGGGTCATCAACCTTCATGTCAATCGTCAGAGAGCATGTAGCATCACGCACAAGGCCCGTACAATCTTTCTTGGCGAAACGTAGCGAAGCATCGACATAGGCAGAAAAACCCACTGATTCTACAGTATGCTCAGTCAGCAACCCCGCCTCATGCCAACAACCATAACCCTTATATCGCCAGGGACAGTAGTTACGTTGGTATCTTCTACGGGGTACTTTCGCCTGTTGAATATCCATTTTGGTTGATAGAGTAAATTCAGCTGAATTAGCCGTAGTCGCCACCTTATCGATATAATAGGTGTCCTCCAGATAAGCATCAGAATCAGCTAAAAGACCAACAAATACTTGACGTATCGTAACCTGTCGGCCCCGAAGGGCATCTCGATTCTCTAATTCAAACTGTATCTCTTGACTGACATTAGATATTGTTACCTTTAGATTCTCGACACGGCCTTGAGTATTCTCTGATATACCTCCGTGCCTTATTGGAAAACGTGTATAGGTTTGAGGAGTATTTACATCCTTAAAGTACTCTATATCCGTATCGTACTCAGCTAGGAAGAGGTCATCCTCCCCGCTGTCGTCTGGAGTATCCGACAAGTTTATTCTATAAAGCCAAATGATCCCAACCGTGGCGGCATCTTTCTCAGCCCTAAAATCATCCGATATAATGGTTCTAGCCATTATCTCACCTCTTCCCACTCCCAATAGACAGTTACCCTACCCTCTGAGTAGACTCTCCTGAAGCTGCCTGGAGAGAATCTCAGAGTATAGGTCACATCGTCTAAGTGAGAATCCCAAGTAAATGTACTGAGACCACCACTACGAGCGTCAAAGAAGTCTTGATACTCTTGAGCCTGCGCCTCGGTCAGATTGACAGAGGAGCATTTGAACTGGCGAAAAGAGCCGGAAGTTATAGACCTGCGCTGCTCCGTGCCGTCCTCGAAATTGGAGATTAGGGTACGGTATGAAGGAGTCTCTTCAATAGTCGTCACATCGAGAGTAAAGTTAGCCATGTTACGCCCCCTGTATGGCCTTTCTTATAGGGCCATTATTCATTGTATCTTCAGATATGATATTTACGATGACATCTCTACCCGCTCTGGACGCCATGTTACGAGCCGTAGCTTCATCGGTCACAAAGTTCCAGATTTTGACACCATCTGAGCCGCCTTCACCAGGGGCCTTAGAATCGCTGGCAGGGGTAACAGACTCACCCGTATGGAGCTTGTAGTCCCCAGTGTAGGGAACATAGTCGGTGCCCTCTTTGAAGTTCTTAGAGGCTGCTATGGCTCCTACAGCGGCAGCAGCAAAAGCTAAGCCGACGGCAAGACCAGCATAGGGTATATGAGCGTGAGCCGATATGTACTTTGCAGTAGCCGTCCAGACAGCCACACCAACTTCCCATGCGGCCTTCATCCCCAACCACGCCTTCTCCACTACCCACATAGCCTTTTTTTGCAGGAATGCCCAACGGTCCAACCAGACTTGCTTTGTGGCAACAGAGGCGCTCACAGCTAACTTAGACTTAGCAAACAGCTTTTGTATGGTCAGTGTAGTCTGCTCTGTCTGAAGCATCTTAGCGACATACTTAGCCATCGTGTTGGCCCACTGCCTAATCACAGCATTACCAATATCCTTAAACAGGCCCTTCATAATGTCTTTGAAGTTCGCCCCACGTCGGGCCATAGCGTCAAAGGCATTAGCCCATGCTGATTCCATGGTAGCGGCAGATTGTTGAGCTTCAGTCATTTCCCAATTCGCACCCGTGCCCACACCCCGAAGCATCTCACGTCGCTTGTCTACAGCCTCCATTACAAAAACATCATTACGTCTCTTAGCTTCCGCATAAAATCCATCAAGGAGCGCCATCTCCTTATTGAACGCCTCCTCCGTCATTATATGCCGAGACGCCAACTGTCCCTCATAAGACTTAGCGTACTCCTCCTTCTCTCTTTTTAAGCGCTCCCTTAGCTCCCTCTCCTCATTCCTTGCAGTAATAGCGGCAGCATCCTTTCTGATTCCCTCAAGGGCCGCCATAAGCCTCACCTCGGCAAGCTCCTTCAACAAGCTTACTTCGTTGACAGTACCCTTAGCCGAATTAACAGCTATCTCAAATTCGTGGTGAGCTTGGAGCGTTCTACGCGCTATCGTATCTTTGGTACTCACTATTTCAATCTGTCTTTCCAATGATGCTATATTCTTAAAATATCCCTCCTCAAGACTAAATAACCCTTTTACCTTTTCATAGACGCCCGAGACAGAACCTTTAATCTGGTCCCAATAACTCTGCATCTCCTTCTCTTTTTCAACTAATTGTATGTACACTTCACCAAGAGCTTTTTCTTCATCTGAAGTCCTTGTTTTTTTACCAGCAAGGGCCTCGTAGTATTCTCTTAGCTGATTTACTTTAATGCCCGCCTGACCAAGATTCTCAATTACTGTACCCAAACCAGCCTCATAGCGAAGCATTGCCATTCGAGACTCAGTCCACGCGTTTACTACTGACGTCCCCATCCCCTCCATCATAGATTTTATACGACCAATAACTTCAACTTGAGACTCCAGAGCTCTCTCCTCCAATCGAAGATTTTGTATGCGCTTAAGTATCTCCTTCCTTCTCTGTAGGTCAGGACCAGACCATCCTGGAGGGGCAACTGAGGCAAGAGGAGACGTATCAATCCCCCCTCTACCACGAGGCACTACTAGAGGAACAATCAATTCACGTCGTAGGGCTGCCAATGCTCCCCTCAATCTACTCAATTGATCCTCCTTCTCATCCAAAGCCCTCCCAGCGCCAATAGGGACTAGATTGTCCATATTTTTCCTGATCGTCGCCAAAGGCACCCCAAGATCGGTTGCCGCTTTAATGAGAGCCTCAGTAACGGATAATACTCTCAGTTCAGCATCCACCGAACCATCCATAGCATTCGAGACTTTATCATATTGTTTTTGTAGATTTTGTAGCGCTTCTAATTTGGATACTAAAGACTCAATATGCCGTTTATCGGCTTCAGTAGCAGCCCTACTTTTAGCTATATAAGTTGCAATGCCACCAACAACTAACGGGAGGACAACAAGAGCGCCTCCTAGGGTTAACCAGAGTGTTTTCATTGATATATCCAGAGCTGTCATAGCAATAACAAGATTTGATATTGTCAGTGTCAGAGAACCGAAGGCTAAATTTATTGCGCCTATTGTACCTATTGCCACAGTAGCGCCTATAATCCACGCGCCCCAAACCTTAGAAAATCTTTCAAACCCCTCCATACCTTCATCTAACCACTCATTAAGGGACATAAACAACCCTCTCAGAACATCGAAGGCTCCCGATTCAGCCATAAAGATATTACGAAGACGGAACCATTTATCCCTCATCATGGACATGAGACCCGTCCATGTGCGCGCCATCTTCTTAGCAGCCCCACGAAACTTACTTTCAGGATCAGTCCAAGCGTCCATCATTATCTTCCGAGTCTCAGCGATGGTGTAATGCACACCATCACGGAAACCCATCATAGCTGTAGTGCCGGACTCACGGAAGAGGTCGGCAGCGCCAGCTCCAGCAGAGAGCATGCGTTGGACTTGAATTGAAGTTTCTTCAAAGGTATGACGGGTAACAGCCGCCAAGTCGGAGATGAGAGGCATCCACTTTATGACATCGTCAGCGCCGCCTTCAAGGACAGCAGAGAGATTGGTGGCGGCCCCCATGATTTTCTCATACTCGTGGGGAACGGCAGCGGCATGTTTAGCCATAGCCTGGAACAGCCTTGACCCCTCAGCCTGACTCTTCAATACAGTAGAGAGACGCATGGCAAACTGTTCAGATGTATCAGCGGCTTTTATGAACGTGCGCGCCGTCAGACCTATAGCCGCAGTTATGGCAGCGCCAAAGAGAGTTGCCGACATGGCGACTCTATTGAGAGCATGTTCATTTCTTTTAAGCTTCTGGCTCCACGTCTCGGTAGACGCTATAACAGGGGTGATCTGCCTACGCAGAGCAGCCATACGCTGGTTGACCTGATCCATAGCCCTCGCGTCGCCACGGAGGGAAAACTTTAGTATGTCTAACTGAGCTATCTGCTTCTTGACGGATGCAGTGGTGGTGATACCTAGGGATTTGAACTGAGCTTCCCGCTTACTCAATGCCTTAGCGGCGCTTGAAGATATAGCAGCATCGGAGCGCTTAAACGCTCCACGGACCTTGTCGAGGTCCCGCTTGAGACTCTTCAAGTCTATTATGACTCTTGCAGCTATGGCTCCAGCATCAAAGGCCATTATCCTTTACCCTTCTGCTCTAGTTTCTGCCAGTTCTCGTCAACCACTTCGGCCTGTGTCTTACGAGATTCAAGCCTACCAATCTCTTTTTCCATAACAGATATGGCTCTCTTGTAATCCTTACCCTCAATGGCTCCAAGTCGAGCAGCCCACGCTCGGCTTTGGTCTAGCCTTATAGACTGTATCCTGGCCTCCCTCCCCCAGAACTCTAAATCCCGCGCATCGAGATTCAATAAGTCCCTGAAGGAGAAGAGGCCAGGAAACGAACGGGCAATCAGGGCGAAGCTTTTTCCTCGCCCTCGGGCTTTTTTGACGCTTCATCGTCCTTCT